GAGCGGTGGTCTGCGAGCAGCCGAGGCGCTCAGCGATCACCCGATAGGTGAGCCCATCGCGGCGCCAGCGGCGGGCGCGTTGCTGGCGGGATTCTGTCAGCCATAGCAGGCACAGCAGCGGGAGCAGCAGCAGCACCAAGACGGTGCAGAAAACAGTTGTGGTCATGGCGGTTAATAGTGGTGTGGTGGCGTCGGCCGTCCGACTTCCGCATCATACCGCTGCGGTTGCCCAACTGCAACAACCTACGCCATCTTGCTCAGCCACAGCCGCCCACCGCCAGAGATCGACGCATGCAACACCGTCGCCACCTTATGCGCCTGGGCGTCCGGCAATTCCACTGCAGCAGCCCTCAGCGCTTGCCTGGTGGCGTCCTCATCCCGTGCGGACACGCAGGCATGGCACAGCAGAAAAGCGGCTAGATCGGGTGGGAGTTCCACTGTTGCTGTTGCGCAACTGCAAGGCTATTGTGGCAGTTCCCCACCAAGGTGCAGTTAATGCCCACCCAGACCACCGCACTCACCGGCGATGCGCTCAAGGCCAAGGTCGCCGAACTCGGCCCGCAGCCTGAATCCGACATCGCCATCGCCTGCGGCTACATCACCGCCAACGGCAAAGCCAAGCTCTCAGCGTTCAAGGATGCCCTCCTGGCTGCCCATGGCCTGAGCCTCAAGCCCGCCAAGACCGGCGGCCGCAAGGGCAAACCGCTCTCCTTCACGGTCACGACCGGCAAGACCGGGAACATCGTGATGGCTGGCGGCTATTCCGCCCTGCTGGGTATCGAGCCTGGCGGCACTGTGCAGATCACCCATCTGCGTGATGCTCTGATCCTCACCGCTGCTGTTGTGCCGGCACCTGCCGCTACTGCTGAACCGGTCGCCGCGATCGGTTCGCCCGTCGTCACCTATGACTCTGTTCCCCAGCCTGAGCCTGCCCTGGCCGGTGCGGTTACTCCGTTCTGAACAACGGCACCGATTCATCTAGCGACGGCTGACCTTTCGGGTACAGCCGTCGCTCTGATGCCGTAGGTGTACGCAATGCCCGTGCCAGTTCGGCGCGGGCTTTTTCAATGCTGATCTCTCGCGCTTTGGCGTAAGCCTCAACGCCACGCTCATGTTCAGCTCGCCAGCGTTTGGAATCCAGCAAAACATCCTGCGTTTCGGGATCGGATTCCTCGACAGCCTCGTTGGGAACGGGGATAGCAACGCATCGGCAGCGCGGATGAAACGGAATTGGCGCCCGATCCACCGGATAGATCCTCCCGTTCCTGCTGGCACACGTCGGGCAGGTCCGCTCATCATTCGATGCCAACACCCTCACGTAACCATCGCCCCTTTCACGGGCACGCTGCAGGCTGCCTTTCACGTATGCAGTAGCCAGCTCCGACCTGGCGATCAACGCAGCACGCTGCTCAAGCCCTAGCCGTTGGTTGAGCCGTTTCGGGTCACGGGCGCCGCGTAGTGCTTCGCGAATCTGGCGTTCCAGGCGAGTGGGGCCCCAGCCACGGGCGATGCCTTCACCCACGATCTCCACCATCTGCGCACGAAACCGGGCCGTTTCGTTCTGGATAAACGCTGAGGCATTCAACGCTGCAGCGCGTACAGCCAAGGGATCAGCACCAGCGAATGGCACCATCGAATCCGGCTGGCTGACCATACGGATCAGCTCTGTTGCCAGGTCGCCTCCGAGCTGGGTAGCAGCGCGTAGGTCGCGTTCGTAGCCCTCACGCCAGAACGCCACCTCAGTGGGTGACATGAACTGCTGGGCATCCTGCAGGATCGCCCTGAACTTCGCTGTCGATTCAGCGGTGGTATATGCACCGGGCCGGCGAGTGACCTGCCCTTCAGGGTCGGTTGTGATACCGCCTATGTCGCTCAGGTAGGCGTTATACGACCGGCGAAGTGTGGTGAGCGTGCCGTCAAGCGAACGACGGAGCAGCGCGAGCGTATTGTTAACGCTGCGCCGCTCTAGTTCCGCCAGGGTTTTGGCGTAGTCATCAGCGATGCCGGTGAGCTGCCGTGGCCCTGGTGTTGCCATTCAGCGATCAGGCTGCTTCAGGGATGCAGCACGCGCCATCCATCGGCTCAGGGTCGTCGTCGTTCTCGGCATCATCGAAGGCGACCAGCAGATCATGCTTCACCATTTCGATGGCACCGACGATTTCCATCATGGACAGCGGATCGTCAAGATCCATCTGCTCCGAGACGGTGTTGTGCAGCGCTTCGTAGAGGCTTGCGGCAGACATGGTGGGTGGTGTCTGGGACGGCTTAGGTTTCCGGTTACAGCTCGCCCAGGTCGTTCAGGCCCACGTCATCGGCAGGTGCTGGACGTTCTGCACGGATGCGGTCCATTTCGTCCTCGACGCTGGTTGTGGCCTTGAGCCGGCCGGCGCGTTGCAGTTCCTCGATTGCGGACTGCACTGAGACGAGCTGCTCACCACCGGTTAGGTCTTGGAGTTGTTTGATGTCCGTTGCTTCCAGTGGCCGCTCAAACAGCGACGCGCTCATGGCGATGCCGGCATCTTCGGGGAGCTGCTCACCGGTGAACGCGCACCAGATCTGCATGAGCGATTGCACGGCGGATGTCTTGCGCTCAGCGATGCTGGCGATGGTCGCCTCAGTTTGCGCACCTTCAAGGCCCGCCTGCGTGGCGGTTTTCGTGCTGCCCGGATCGCCGTAAAGGAACCCGAGTGTCTGGCGGGAGATGAGCTTCTCAACCTCCTTGATCTGCTCCCGCTGTTCCGCCAGGCTGCTGGCTGATGGTTCTGCGAAGGAGAACGAACCGCCAGCATCGAGATCAACGATGCTGTTGGGCCCGATCACCAGCGGCTTGCGTGCCTCGCCGGGTGCAGGTGGCGTGCGGCCGATCGCGACGGGGACTGGCATCGCGCAGCGGCGGGTCTTGTTGCGCAGGTCTGAGCGTTGCTGGAAATGCTCAATGCTGTGCTCCACCACCTGCCGGAGCGGCAGCTCACCCTGGCCAAACCCGGCATGTTCGGCGGGATACCAGACCACGGGCGGGAAGGGTAGCGGCTGGCCGGATGGGGTCTGATACAGGCCCTCGGATTCGATCGTGGCGGTGAGCTCGTTGGTGGCATCACGATCGATGCGGTAGACCGTCCAGCCTTCGCGGGTGATGACCTTGTAGCGGGGAACGGTGCGAACACCAAACGGCGGGTCGGGTTCTTCCTGCAGCAGCAGGATGCCAACCTGCTGCAGTGTTTCGACGCCATTGTCAAGGGCGGCGATCCAGTTGAGCACCTTGGCGCGAGGGTGCATGAGGAGATACGGCCTGCGGCCTTGGGCGATCTCTTCGGCAGCGTTCATCGGCCGACCGGCGGGCATGTCCACTGCCAGGAGCACACCACCATCACGGAGCATGAGGGTGTCGGCTTTTTCTAGCCATACCGATATGCTGTTGCCTTCTAGGTCGATGTTGTCCACGGCATCGGCCATGGACGGTGGTGGATTGGACAGCGAGAACTTGGAGAGGATGCCGGTAAAGGCAACGATGGAACTACGGAAGAAATCAGCGAAGACGGAGCAGTTCAGCCGGGATTGATAGGCATCATCCGGTTCTGCTGGTTCTTGCGGGAGGTACTTGGATTTGACGCCACGGAGCATGTGGAAGGCGTCGTAAGCGCGGTCCAGGTCTTCCTGCAGCTCGCGCAGGGTTGGGTGCCTGTAGCTGGGCAGCCGTGGATCGTTGGATGGATGATCGAGATCGAGCTGCACTGCCCACGCCTGGCCGTCATGTGGAGTTTTCCGTTACCGGCACAGCCAGATCGCATGCCACGTGCCGGCCATGAGCAGAGCACCTAGCAGGCCAGACCAGAGCGCCACTCTGATTTCATGATCACGGATAGCGCGATCCACCATTAGCCGCACGTCTTCCTGGCTCATTGGTGGATGGGAGGCGTGTGGTGTAATTGCGTAAGGTTTCCAGGCGCCTCATGCACGACCAACCGGTAGCGGTCATAAGGGATCCGCTCAACGCGAAACCATGCGCCGGGGTTGTCGCGGATGTAGCAAAGGCCCAGCGCGTGTGCTTCGGCTGCGGTGTCGAACTCAAGGAGGCTTTCCATGGCATGGCGTGGCTGTGTGGTGGTGTTCATAGCGTAGGGGTTGCGGTTGGACAACTGCAACGGCTGCGGCCGATCTGCAGCGCCATCGCTCACCACCACTCATCAAGCTCGGCGCGGGCATCGGCCATGCCGCCGTCGATCGTGTCGGCCAACTGGTGCATCTCAGCCGCCAGCGCCAGGCCCCGATCGATGGATGCGCTGTAGGCCTTCACTGCGGCATCGATCTCCGCCAGGAGAGCGTCTGTATCGGTGGGTGCGTGGGCCATGGTGGTGTTAGCGGTGTGGTGGTGCCGGGGTGAGCCCCCGGCGGGCTGTGGTGGGTCACCTGAGGGTGATCTGCCTGACATCGGCGTGATGGATCCAAGCCTCTCCCGTGATGGGCAGCGCCAGGGTGCCCTTTTGCTTGACCGACACCAGCCAGTCTTTGCCATCACGCAGGAACCCGACCACCACTCCAGGCATGCAGTCAACAAACCCGAAGCGGCCGGCCATGGGGGCCAGGTTGTTGACCCACACCTCGTCACCGAGGTTGATGGTGTCTTCCCCGCAGATGGTGGGCACCGAGGTGATGGTGGTCATGTCCGTTGCAGCCTCCGGGCTGCCGAGTGGGGTTCCCCCCTGTGCTCACAATTGTAACCCGTGGTGGACACGTTGGCAAGGGTTGGCGGCATGAAAAAACCCGGCGGTTAGGCCGGGCGGGTGGCTGGTGCGTCAGTCCACCAGCTCGGTGGTAATGCCCAGCCGTTTGGCATTCCACCAGATCTCGCGGGCCTCTTTGGCTGACAAGATG